CGTTGATCCTAGATCGTGAGGGTTCGATCCCCTCCAGAGCTACCACTTAAGACCCGTTCGTCTAATGGTTAGGACTCCAGATTTTCATTCTGGCAATAGGGGTTCGATCCCCCTACGGGTTGCCAACTTTAAAAAATACTAACAAAAAATGATAAGTCATCATAGAAAGTTCATCTTCCTCCATATACCTAAATGCGGCGGAACCAGTATTGAGTCTGTTTTTGGATCTTGGCGAAACAAGCATTCTAAAGATTACTTTTATCTTGGTAAGAATCGTCAGCACTTTTTGTTAAATGAAATTTTAGATCAGTATCCAAAATGTTCAAATTATTTTAAATTTGCTTTTATTCGCAATCCTTTTTCTAGAATAGTTAGTGAGTATAACTATATACTATCAAATTCAAAAGATTTGAAAAAATTATCTTTTAAGGATTTCGTTTTAAATCTCGAAAATTATTTAAATAATACCGCTTATGAGTATCATAATTTATCTTTATGCGACTACCTTTTAAATAAAGAAGGTGAGTTAGTTGTTGATTTTGTGGGTAGGTTAGAAAATTTTCAAGAAGACTTTAACGTTGTCTGCGACAAAATTGGAATCCCAAAACAAAAACTTCCACACTGCAACAAAACAAGACACAAACACTACACCGAATACTATGATGATGAGACTCGCGAGATTATAGCTCAAAAATTCGCAAAAGACATCGATTATTTTGAGTATGAGTTTGGAAGTTAATAAACAAAAAGATCTACATTCCGAGTATTACAGAAATAATGATTGACCATATATATTATATAAACTTAAAATATAGGGAAAACAAAAAAATATTTATGGAGCATCAGCTTTCAAATATTGGCATTCCATACAGTAGATTTGAAGCGATTAGACCAACTGAAGAGTCAATCAAAGAAGGTGGAGAATATCACTCTTTCTATAAGAGAAATAAATTCTATGAGGCTAAGGTTTGCATAGGCGAATCATATATTCCAAGCGGCTACCATTATGGCACTTTAGGTTGCTATTTATCACATTATTTATTATTAAAAGAAATCGCCAAATCTTCATTTTCTAATGTGCTAGTTCTGGAAGATGACTGCGATCTATCTGGCGACAAAACATTAACTGAGCTTCAAAATGCTCTTTATAATTATTTAATTCCTGATGATTGGGATATAGTCCGAAGCACGTGGTCGAGTAACAAAGAATTAAATAAAATAAAACACTGCCATCCACTCTCGCTTAAATTAAAAAAGGCTCACACTTGTGATTTGTTAAAAGATATTTATCAAAAATATTCGTATAATGCAACTGAAAACCCCGTCATCCATTCTCTTTACGGAGGGACTCACTTTCAATTAATTAATCAGCAAAGCGCCCAAAAAATTATTGACCACCTTGACTCTGATGTCATATTACCAATAGATGCTATGTATACTACAAACGCTATCAATGTTTACCATTCAAAGTTTGGGGCGGGATGTGTAGATATGGGTTCAGATATAAATTCTTAGAATATAAAATGCGCTTGTAGCTCAGTGGTTAGAGCAGGGGTCTCATAAACCCTTGGTCGTGAGTTCGAATCTCACCGGGCGCACCATTTTTAAATAAAATATATTATGGATGATGTAAAAGAAGAAGAGATTACGATGATTGCTGATTGGGGCGTTATTGTGCAACCTGAAGATGGTAGTGATGCATACGCTATTGTAAATGAAGATTGGGAAGATTATAAAAATCATTCTTTTCTTGTTAGATAAATTCACATAAGAGGATATAATCAATTATGAAACCTGTCTCTCTTCACTGCTCCAAACAAATTGATGACCTTCTAGATGAGTCTATGGCTATGGAGGCTAACGGCAAGGTGTTTGCGTCTCAAGATCATGCGAACCCATCTTATGTTAGGAACCCTGACTTATGGTGTAGAGACTTAGACATCACATGCATGTCTCCTTGGAATAGTAGTGGAGGTCATAAGAAAGCGGGAACGCTAGTAACCCCAAGGCATATTATAGGTGCAGCACACTACGAGTATTCTGTGGGGACAGTCGTTAGGTTTGTAGAGAAAAACGGTATAGTCCATGACCGCACTGTGATAGGGAAAGCTAGACATCCCGAATGTAGAAACTACAGTCCAGACTTAACAATCTATACTTTAGACAGTGACCTTCCCTCTACGATAAAGCCTTGCTCTGTAATGCCTAGCAATTTCGATGACTATTTAGATACCTTCAGCAGGATACCTTGCCTTGGTCTCGACCAAGAAGAGAAGGCTCTCATCATAGACTGGCGAGCTGGAGGTAGGATGCAGACACCCACAGATCCCAAAAGACTTATTTTCCATGAGAATAAAATCAGTGGTGATAGCGGGAATCCTGCATTTTTGGTTTTCAAAGGTAAACCTGTACTTGTAACTGTTTGGACATTTGGTGGTGCAGGATCTGGGACTCCAATAGCAGATTATATTTCAGATATTAACTCCATGATTGTGACCGCTGATACACGGGCAAGTGTATCTACAAATTATACAATTACTGAAGCGGATTTTTCAAAATACAGAGTCTTCGATGCAAAAAAACTTTTTTCTCAATTCGCTGCTGCACTTCGTAAGTTAAGACCTCGCTGGTTTAAGAAAAGTTCCGAAACCAGCGCAGAAACCAGCGCGGAAACGAGTGCAGAAACCAGCGCGGAAACGAGTGCGGAGACCAGTTCAGAAGGTTTTTTTTTTAAAAAAAATAAAAATGATTTTAACTTCCCTAAGATTGTGGAAGATAAATTAAGCATGAATAAAACATTTGCAATAGTTTTAGCCTGTGAGAAATACAGGCACAAAATGTTATCGCAGGACACCTCTAAACTCGGAGACTATATGTATTTTATGGGTGATCCTACATTATCTTCTCCTCTAGTTAAGGATAAAGTAGTCTATTTACCCTGCCCAGACAATTATGAAAGCCTAACTATAAAAACTTTAATGGCTGTTAAGTGGGCGGTTGAGAATAAACAGTTTGACTTATTGATAAAAACAGACGATGACGTTCGCTTCTTGGAGGGTTTTGATAAAATCGTTAATGAGGCATCTGTCCATGATTATTCTGGTTATTTGAGGAATGGTGGTTACATGTCTGATTGGCACTTCAATAAATGTGATGATCCAAAATTAAACAATTTACCATTTAAAGTTCCAGAAGTAATTTATTGTAATGGCCCATTATATTTCTTATCTAAAAAATCTGCCTCACTTTTAGTAGATTATGGGTTTAGAGATGATTATTGTATTTATGAAGATGCGGAGGTCGGAGAATTATTGAGGAGGTCTGGGATTATTGCGAGGCAAATTCAAACATCTGCTGGAGTTTTCTTCTCAAAATAATTTTTGAGGCAGATAAAGCCAAAGTAACTAAAATAGGCTTGAAATAATTAATAAAACACAGTAATATAAATATAGATGCGATGAAATTTAAAGGTAAAAGCAACATAATTAAAGAGGTCCAAGGTAAACTTGGTCTTAAAGCTGACGGGATTGATGGCCCTGCTACATGGAAGATGATTTGGGAGAATCTAGTTCATGATGATAAAGGTGAACCAGAAAAGCCAGAGCCTCCAGCCCAAGAACTTAAAGATGATTACCCCGAAGTGTATAAAGCTTCACCAAACCAGTCTGGACCCATCAAACCTAAGTATGTGATTCTGCATCATAGCAGTGGAAGTCATGATGGGACTCGTTCATGGATCTTAAATTCTGCATCAAAGGTTAGTTATCACTATCTTATTGCGCCTGATGGATCTCGTACGCAATTTGTGTATGACAAAAAAAGAGCTTGGCATGCTGGGAGATCTTCTTGGAAAGGTGTAAGCGGTCTAAATGGTCATAGTATCGGCATTTCTTTCTATGGAGATACCAACAAACGCACACCAAGTGCTGCTGAAATTGATTCTGCTGCCAAGAAATGCAAATACCTTATGGATAAATTTGATTTTGGCATTGACAATATTCTGACGCATGAGATGATTGCCCCCAACAGAAAGAATGATACTTCTGCTGCTACCTACCAAATGGTTATTGATCGCATAAAGGAACTTTAACATGAAAAAACTAATCAAGTTACTGTTCGGTTTATTTGGACGTAAACCAGCCTCTCAAGAAGCGTTTGACGTAGACCCCAAAATGTCAAAGAAAATGAAAGAGGTGTTCGGAACAAACCACAAGTTTGCTGAATTAGCTGTATACGAAGAAGATAGCAGGAAAAAGGTCGAGAAATTGCTGGAAACTATTGAAGAAGACCCAGATCGACTGTGATATTTCCAAATATGGGATGTTATTTTTAATCGAAACAAAATTTTTAGACTCTTACTAAAATAACAAATTAATCTCTGTGATTCCTAAAAAACTAAAATATTTCCCTTGGATGTCGAGGGAAGCAATAAAAAAATCTAAAGCTTTAGGTTCCATCAGGAATTCAATCACATCTGGAGGTGGAAATTTAGCTGGTTACCTTGGCGAAATAGCTCTAGCTAGACACCTAAAAGCAGATAATATTTCTTGCGATGAGGGTAATGAAAAGTATAATTACGATTTATTAAAGAGTGGAAAAAAGATTGAGGTTAAAACCAAGAGGAGGACGAGAGACGTTGAAGGTCATTACGAAGTCTCTATCGCTGCAACCAG